CAAGCCAACACGCTCTATTAACTTCATCACCATTACCTTCACCGCAACGAAGACAGGTGTTTCATTCAGTGAAGTTGTCGGACGATAATTTTTCGGAATAAACAAACACTAAAGAGGTAAAAACAAATGGCACTATCAAGCAAAATTAGCGATTTCATTTCAAGTGTAGGTCAAGGCGTCAAGCCTAATATGTTCCAGGTGGAGTTATTCTTCCCTGCATCTGCGATTGGTGGCAATCAAGGAACTACTGTTTCTCCACAGGATCAAGAGTTAGCAAACCTTCTTTGTAAGTCGGCTGCTCTCCCTGCATCGAACATCGGTGTAATCGAAGTTCCTTTCCGTGGCAGAACGGTAAAGATCGCTGGCGATAGAACCTTCGATACTTGGTCCCCAACATTCATTGTTGATAAGGACATGAAAACTCGTGCTCTATTCGAGCAGTGGATGGAATCAATCAATGGTCATGCTGGCAACACCGCAGACCTTCTCACTCCAGACAACAGTGCTGGTTATACTGCTGACATTCTTGTTCATCAGTTAGAGAAAGGATCTGAGCCAACTAACTCAAACTACATCAGAACTTACAAGCTCTGGTATGCATTCCCAACCAATGTTTCCCAGATTGATCTTGCTTATGACAGCAATGATCAGATTGAAGAGTTCTCTGTAGAATTCCAGTATTCATATTGGACTACAGAAGATACAAGTGGAGCAAGATCTGGTCTACCAGTTAATGCTGACGTTTGATAAATAGTAGATAACGACTACTAAAAACTTTAATCATGAGTCAACTATTTGGTTTTTTAATTAACAAAGATGGAGAGAACAGGGGGCAATCTCCTGTTCCTCCAAATCAAGACGATGGTGCCATGATAGCCGCAGGTGGTTATTTTGGCACCTATGTTGATGTTGAAGGGGTTCATAGAAATGAGTTTGATTTAATCAAGCGTTATAGGGATATGTCACTTCATCCAGAGTGTGATTCTGCTGTGGATGAAATTGTAAACGAATTTGTTGTAAGTGATGCAGATGATTCTCCAGTAGAGATTGAATTATCTAACTTAGATCTTGGGCAAAATATTAAAAATAAAATTAGAGACGAGTTTAACTATATCAAAAAGTTACTTCGTTTCGATAAAAAAGCACATGAGATTATCAGGACTTGGTATGTAGATGGTCGTATCCATTACCATAAAGTAGTTGATCTTGATAATCCACGTAAAGGAATTTTAGAACTTCGTTATATTGATGCTCTCAAGATTCGCAAAGTAAGACAGCAATTAAAAGATAAATCAAGATCACAGGAAGAAAGAGGTTCTGCTCTTGAGTATGACTGGGGTGATTATATTGATTATTATATCTACAATCCCAAAGGTTTTGGTTCAAGTTTACCAGCTAATTCTGCTTCGGATTTTAGTACTGCAAATGGTATTAAGATCGCAGCAGATTCTATTGCAACATCAAATTCAGGTTTGATGGATCTCAATAAGAAGATCACATTAAGTTTCTTACACAAGGCGATTAAGTCACTTAATCAACTTCGCATGATTGAGGATTCGCTTGTTATCTACAGATTGTCTCGTGCTCCCGAACGTAGAATTTTCTACATTGATGTAGGCAATCTACCTAAGGTAAAAGCAGAACAATACCTTCGTGATGTGATGGCACGTTACAGAAACAAACTTGTATATGACGCTTCAACAGGAGAGATTCGTGATGATAAAAAGCATATGTCAATGCTTGAAGACTTCTGGCTCCCTCGCCGTGAAGGTGGTAGAGGAACTGAAATCACTACACTCCCAGGCGGTCAGAACCTTGGTGAACTCAAGGATGTTGAGTATTTCAAAAAGAAACTTTACAACTCACTCAACCTACCACCTTCCCGCCTTACGGATGACAACAAAGGGTTTAATCTTGGTAAGACCACAGAAGTTCTCAGGGATGAACTTAAGTTTGCTAAATTCATCGGTCGTCTCCGCAAGCGTTTTAGCGAATTATTCCACGATATTCTCAAGACCCAATTAATCCTCAAAGGTATTATTACCCCAGAAGATTGGGAAGATATGGAAGAGCATATTCAATATGACTTCCTGTTTGATAACCATTTCAATGAACTCAAGCAACAAGAATTAATGCTTCAACGTGTTAACCTTGTTACTCAGATGGATCCTTTTGTTGGCAAATATTTCTCTACGGAATATGTTCGCCGTCAGGTTCTGATGCAAACTGAGAAAGAGTATAAAGAAATTGGCAAACAAATTAAAAAAGATATTGAATCTGGCATGGCGTTAGATCCAGTAGATGTTAATTCTATGGATATGATGTCACAACAAAATGATGCAATGCAACCAGAATTAGATGCTGCTCAAGCAGAAGCTGACTTCGAAAGACAAAAACAATTGGCAGCACAAAAACCTAAAACTCCAAGTTCTAATAAATAATATATAAATTAATTTTTAATTATGGAAAATGGAGTAGTAGATATCGTGAATTTACTTCACGATAAGAAAAGAGCTGATGCTTTGGATAAGATCAATGATCTATTAACTAACAAAGCAGCAGAAGCAATTGATACATATAAAAAAATTGTTGCTAATACATACTTTGACGAACCAGTAGAACAGATCGAGGACCAATGAAACTAATCACAGAAAATATCGAAGAGGTAAATGTTCTTGTCGAAGAATCTAACGGCAAGAAAAATCTTTACATTGAAGGTATCTTCCTTCAATCAGAAATGAAGAACCGCAATGGAAGAGTTTATCCATTTGATGTTCTCGATCGTGAGGTTCAAAAATATAATGAACAGTATGTAAATACTGGTCGTGCTCTTGGTGAACTTGGTCATCCAGATGGACCATCAATCAATCTAGATCGTGTGTCACATAAGATTGTAGAACTTCGTTGTGAAGGTTCTAACTTCTATGGTAAAGCACGTATTCTTGACACCCCCATGGGTAAAATTGCTAAGTCACTTCTTGATGAAGGAGTAAAACTTGGGGTTTCTTCAAGAGGCATGGGTTCTCTAGAAGAACGCAATGGTGTGAAATATGTTCGTGATGACTTTATGCTAGCGACTGCTGCTGATATCGTAGCAGATCCTTCTGCTCCTGATGCATTTGTTCAGGGAATTATGGAAGGAAAAGAATGGGTTTGGAACAACGGTGTTCTAAAAGAGTATCGTGTATCGGAGTATAAGCAATATATTTCAGAAGCAACCCGCAGAAATTTGGAAGAAAGGAAGCTTAAAGCATTCCACAGTTTCTTGTCAAATCTCTAATTTAATAAATAATCATAGAATAATCTTATAGGAAAATTACGAGGAAAACTCAAATGTCAGATAAGTTAAACGAAAAGTTTGAGGAGCTTGTAACTGAAGCTGGAATTATTGTTGAAGCGGGGGATCCAATGCCAACCGTAACAGCAGCAGTTATTCCAGGTGGTCAAGGCTCCGCTCCTGGTCAGGTTAGCGATGCTCAGACCAGAGGCGGTGGTAAAGATCCACAACCTACAGTTACTACCCAAGCAGTTGCTCCTTATCAGCAAACTCAAGGAACCGATCTCGGTGGTCCAAAGCCAGATGGCAATGACGAGGGAGAAGATAATCCTGGTGCTAAAGCAGCTGCTCCAATTACACCAGTCAGTGGTGATCCCCAGCAAAGAGCTGGCGAATCTACTGGTATGAACGCAACTCCTACTGTTGGAGCACAGGTAGCATATGGAACCAGCACTGGTCCAGATGTAACCTATCCAATCAAGCCTTCATTTGAGGAGATTGACTTATCTGGTGACGTTGCCGCTCTCACCGAAGGCGAAGATCTTTCGGAAGATTTCAAAACTAAGGCAAAAACAATTCTAGAAGCTGCTGTCAAGTCACGTCTTGCAGAAGAAGCAGCTAAGTTAGAAGAAACTTTTGAAACAAGAGTTAACGAGAAAGTTGAAGCTGTTAAAGCAGAACTTTCTGAAGAGGTTATGGGAACCGTTAACTATGCTATTACCAATTGGGTAGAGCAAAATCAAGTCGCTATTGATCGTGGTGTTCGTAACGAGATTACCGAAGACTTCATTGCAGGTCTTAAGAATCTCTTCAAGGAACACTACATCAGCGTCCCTGACGACAAAGTTGATGTTGTCGAGGAGATGTCTGAACAGCTTTGTGAGATGGAAGCACGCCTCAACGAACAGGTTGAGCGTAACGTTGAATTAAATAAGCGTCTTGCTGAGTCACACAGGGAAGTAATTCTGAAAAATATTTCAGAAGGACTTGCCGATACTCAGAAAGAGAAACTTGCTTCATTGGCAGAGGGAGTAACATTTGAATCAGCAGAGAAATTTGCTGAAGCAGTAAAGACTCTTCGTGAGTCATACTTCCCCAACGCTGCACCTATTGCAGAAGTAACCGATGAAACTCCAGTAGCATCAGAAGATATGTCACCAGCAATGGCAGCATACCTCAATGCAATTTCACGCTGGAAGTGAATTTTATAAATAATACATACCAACTTTTCAAAGAAAAAACAAGGAGACACTAATGTTTAACGCTAGACATCTCCAGGAAAAGTGGGCACCTGTTCTTGAGCACTCCGAGGCTCCTTCCATTCAGGATAAGTATAGACAGGCTGTTACCGCAGTTCTCCTGGAAAACCAAGAGAGAGCTCTTCGTGAAGAGAGAGCTATTCTTAACGAGACCACCCCAGTAAACAGCTTTACTGGTTCTGCTGCACTTGCTGGTGCTTCAGGTGCTGCCCTATCTTCAGCTGCTAATAACGCAACTGGACTTGCTGGTTTTGATCCAATTCTAATCAGCCTAGTTCGTCGTTCAATGCCAAACCTAATGGCATATGACGTTTGTGGTGTTCAGCCAATGAGCGGTCCTAACGGACTTATCTTTGCAATGCGTTCACGCTACGAGAATCAAGCTGGCGAAGAGGCACTCTTCAACGAGCCTGACACTGGATTCTCTGCTGGTTATGATAACGCACTTGGCGACTACAACGTTCGCAATGGTGCTGGTTCAGGTGGAGATTCTGAGGGTAACAACCCTGCTCTACTTAACGACGCTTCACCTGCTGCTAATGCTTATGAAGTTGCTCGTGGCATGAGCCGTGAAAATCTAGAGCGTATGGGCGAAGCTGGTCGTCTCTTCCGTGAGATGAGCTTCAGCATCGAGAAGACCTCTGTTACTGCAAAGTCCAGAGCTCTACGTGCTGAGTACACCCTAGAACTCGCTCAAGACCTCAAGGCTATTCATGGTCTTGATGCTGAGCAAGAGCTTGCAAATATTCTTTCAAGCGAAGTTCTTGCAGAAATCAACCGTGAGGTTGTTCGTACTGTTTATACAGTTGCTAAGAAGGGTGCTCAAAACAACGTTGCTAACGCTGGCATCTTTGACCTCGACGTTGATTCAAACGGTCGTTGGTCTGTTGAGAAGTTCAAGGGTCTTCTTTTCCAAATCGAGCGTGATGCAAACGCAATTGCACAAGACACTCGTAG